ATTCGGCCAAACCCTCCGGCGCGCTGGTCTATGGCGGGCATGGGCGGATGCCGCCGGACCAGTTCGACGCGCTGAAGGCTGAGCTGGAAGGCATGTATTCCGGCGCGGCGAATGCCGGGCGGCCCCTGCTGCTGGAAGGCGGGCTGGACTGGCGGCCCATGTCGCTGTCGCCGGCCGAAATGGATTTCCTTCAGGCGCGGCATGGCGCGGCGCGGGAGATCGCGCTGGCGCTGGGCGTGCCGCCCATGCTGATCGGCATTCCAGGAGATAATACGTATTCGAACTACAAGGAGGCGAACCTCGCCTTCTGGCGGATGACCGTCTTGCCGCTGGTGCAGAAGATGGCTGCCGCGCTGTCGGCCTGGCTGGATGTGCCATTCGGGGCGGAGGTCGAGGTGCGCGCGGACATTGACCGCGTGCCCGCCCTATCGGCCGAGCGCGATGCGCTCTGGGCGCGGCTCGAGGGCGCGAGCTTTGCGACCGGCGAAGAGAAACGAAAGCTTGCGGGGCTGCAGCCATGAAGCTCGACCGGAAAGTGACGATCGGATTCCTCGTCGCCGTGCTGGTGCAGACCGGCGGGGCGCTGGTCTGGGCGGGCGCGGCAGCGGAGCGGATTTCCACGCTGGAAGACACGGTGCGCGATCGCCGCAGCGTGGTCGAGCGGCTGGCGCGTGTCGAGGAGGGCGTGGACCGGATGGAAAGCCAACTGGACCGGATCGAGCGAAGACTGGAGGGCGGGGATGAATAGGGGTGTGTTTCCTGGGGGGAGTCCGGTGGACCCCCACCTGTCTTCCCCCTTTCAGGGGGAGGAACGCCAACGGCATGTCCGGTCTGTTCTCCCCCCTGAAAGGGGGGAGTTAGAGGGGGGTCTTCGAACGCGCAGGCCCCTCCTCATCGAAGGCTATGCCTCGCTGTTCGGCGTGCCGGATGCGAGCGGGGATGTGGTGCGGGCGGGCGCCTTTGCCCGCAGCCTGCAGCGGGGCACGCAATTGCCGATGCTGTTGCAGCACAGGCCCGGCGCGATGGCGGGGCGCTGGGTGCGGATGATCGAGGATGGACGCGGGCTCTATGTGCGCGGCCTCGTCGAGGGCGTCGCGGCCCGCTCCCTGGTGGCGCAGGGGCTCAGGGGTCTCTCCATCGGGTTTCGCCCGCGCATCTGGAATGCACGGCGCCCGGATGGGCGGGAACTGGTCGAGGTGGACCTTGTCGAGGTCTCCCTCGTGACCAGCCCGATGCAGGCACGGGCGCGGTTTACCCTGCTGGGGGCGGAGGCGAAAGCGGCGTGATCTGGAAGCCCGCGCTCGTGCTTCGACCCCGGCCTTCGCTGGGGCAGGCTTCGCTCAGCATGAGCGCTTTGAAAGTACGGAACTCATCCTGAGCGAAGTCGAAGGATGATGGATTTGAGAGGAATGGAGAAAGCATGACCAAGGAAACCAAGATGGCGGGCGGCGGCGATGCCGAACTGATGGCAGCCTTTGCCGCCTATACCGAGGCGAATGATGTCCGGCTGGCCGAGATCGAAGCCAAGGGCGCAAGCGATCCGCTGACGGATGAGCGGCTGTCGCGCATTGACCGGCGGCTCGAAGCGCTGAGCCTGAAAATGGCCCGGCCGGAGGCAGGCGAGGGGAAGACGGCCGACGAGGATGCGCGTAGCGCGGCCTGGGGGCGCTATTTGCGCAGCGGCGATGATAGCGGGCTGTCGCGGCTCGACGTGAAGGCGCTGAACACCGGCACGGATGAGCAGGGCGGTTATATTGCGCCGCCGGAACTGGACCGGCTGATCGAGTCGCGCCTGCTGGCCGCCAGCCCGATGCGCCAGATTGCGACTGTGCGGCAGACCTCTGCGGGCACCTACAAGAAACCGGTCGGGCTGGGCGCTGCGGCGAGCTGGGTTGGCGAACAGGTGGCGCGGACGGAGACGGCGCAGTCGGGGCTGTCGCTGCTCGAATTCCCGGCGGGCGAACTGTACGCCATGCCGGCGGCGACGCAGACCCTGCTTGAAGATTCCTATGCCGACATTGATGCCTGGCTGGCCGATGAGGTGGAGGCCGCCTTTGCGGCGCAGGAATCGGCGGCCTTCATCAGCGGCGATGGCGACGGCAAGCCGAAGGGCTTTCTCGACTATGACATTATCGCCGAGGCGAGCCATGTCTGGGGCAAGGTGGGCTCGGTGGCGGGGGACTTTACCGCCGCCGATGCGGCCGACCAGCTGATCGACCTGATCTACACGCCGAAAGCGCAATTCCGCGCCAATGGCCGTTTCGTGATGAACAGGCGCACCGTGGCAGCCGTCCGCAAGCTGAAGGATGTGGACGGGCGGTATATCTGGCAGCCCGGCACAGGCGGCGAGCCCGCCACGATCATGGGCTATCCGGTGACCGAGGCCGAGGACATGCCCGACATCGGCACGGGCAATGCGGCCATCGCCTTCGGAGATTTCCGCCGCTTCTACCTGATCGCCGACCGGCAGGGCGCGCGCGTGCTGCGCGATCCATACTCCGCCAAACCCTTCGTCCTGTTCTACACGACCAAGCGCGTCGGCGGCGGCATCCAGAATTTCGACGCTGCGAAGGTGATGGTTTTTTAAGGCGCCGCTTTCCTGCGTCATCCCCGGCCGCGAAGCGGTCTGGGGTGACGCTCCCCTGAAAATTCAACCTCACTCCAACCAAAGGAAACCCAAGCATGTTCGAATCCATTCTCACCACCCTCATCCGCCAGGCCGCGCTGCTGACCGGCCCGCAGCAGGAGGAGTTCACCACGAAGATCGCCGAGGCGCTCTCGACCCTGATCAATTCGACCGAGACCGAGATCGACAATGAACTCGTCCGCAGCGTCGCCCTGCCCATCGGCGGCACGCTGATCGAGAAGCTGGAGGGGCTGGTTTAGAGCAAAAGGGTTCTCACCGCCCGGACAAGAAAAAGCACAGCGTTCCCGGCGGTGAGGATCCAACTAAGCCATTTCGGTGGATGGTCCGAATACCAAGGTTTTCGAGGTGGTGGAATTTTCACGGTTCTCTCCTTTCAAAAAAAGTCTTTGAAAAGAGGACTATTTAAAGGTGCCGCCCGAGAGAGAGCACGTCAACAAGTTTTCTTGTGGAACGTGGTGCAATTCACCAACGCTCCACAAAAAAAAATTTTAATGCATTGAAAAATTTAGAATAAATTTTGGGCCGAAATTGCGGCCCATCCATAAGGAGCGCAATGATGAACAATCTGACGGTGATCTCACCGCCGGACGGGGAGGCTTTGTCTCTCGACGCGGCGAAGGCCTATCTGCGCATCGGCCATGCGGGCGAGGATGACCTCGTCACAGGCCTGATCGCGTCGGCGCGGGCGCGGCTGGAGGCGGAGACGGGGGTGGCGCTCATCACGCGCACGGTGAAGCGGCGGTTTGACCGCTGGCCATCGGGTGTGACGCGGACCGGCCTGCGGCTGGTGCCGGGGCCTGCTTCGGCGCTGGTCTCGGTCGAGACGGTCGATGCCGAGGATGCGGCGCAGCTTTATACGGCGCGGTTTGCGTTGGGCGGCGGGCGGCTGCGGCTGAAGCCGTTCGTGGCGCTGCCGACCATTCCGCCGGGCGGGCATGCGGACGTGACCTTTGTCACCGGCTTCGGCGCGGCGGCGGATGTGCCGGAGGATCTGGTGCAGGCGCTGAAGCGGCTGGTGCTGGCGACCTATCGGCGCGAGGCGGGCGAGGTCCTGCCGGACGAGGTCCGGGACATCCTCGCCGCGCGGCGGGAGCGGCGGATATGAGCGCCGAGGCCGCCATCCAGGACGCGCTGATGGCGCTGCTGCGGGCCGATGCCGGCGTGCAGGCGATCTTTGGCGCTCCGGCGCGCGTGTTCGATGCGGAAAGCGATGCGCCGATCTTTCCCCATGCGCACTTGGAACGCCATGAGGTGACGCCCGCCGGTGCGGCGCTGGTGGACGGGCATGAGCACAGGCTGACGCTTGCCGTGTTCACGCGGGAGGACGGGCTGAAAGGCGCAAAGACGGCCGTCGCGACGCTGCGCGCGGCGGTTGAGGGCGCGGACTGGAGCGGGGCTGGCGTGCATGTGGTGATGGCGCATGTCGTCTATGGCGACGTGATGCGCACCACCGACAAGCGCGCCTTTCGCGGAGTAATTCGTATTCGGATCATATCGGAGGAGGCAGGCTGATGGCGGGCCAGAGGGGCAGGGACATCCTGCTGAAGATTTCAGATGGCGCGGGCGGGTTCACGACGCTGGCGGGCGTGCGGGCCAGCCGTATTCAGCTGTCGGCGGGCACGGTGGACGGCACCAGCGCCGACAGCGCGGAGGCCTGGCGCGAACTGGTCGAGGGGGCGGGCATCAAGTCGGCCCGCGTGACCGGGCGCGGCGTGTTCAAGGATGCGGCTTCGGATGCGCGGATGCGGGCGGTGTTCTTTGGCGGAGAGGCGCCGGACTGGCAACTCGTCCTGCCGGATTTCGGCACGCTGGAAGGCGCGTTCCAGATCAGCGAACTCAGCTGGAGCGGCGCGCATGAGGGCGAGGCGGAATTTTCCGTGACGCTGGAGAGCGCGGGCCTGCTCGCCTTTGAGGTGCTGCCATGAATGCGGCGCGGGGCGAGACCGGACTGGTGATCGGCGGCGTGGCACGGCGGCTCTGCCTGACGCTCGGCGCGCTGGCCGAGATCGAGGCGGCGTTCGGCTGCGCGCGGATGAGCGAGTTGGAAGCGCGGATGCGGGCGCTCTCGGCGGCGGATCTGCTGGTGGTGCTGGCGGCCCTGTTGCGGGGCGGCGGCGAGGGCGAACTGGCAGAACGTCTGGACGAGCAGGATGTGGCGCCGGGGGCCGCGGCGCGGGCCGGGGCTGAAGCGTTCCGGCTGGGGCTGGCGGGGTGATGCTTCCGTGGGCGGAGATGATGCGGTCGGCATTGGCGGCCGGGATCGGGCCGGAACCATTCTGGCGATTGTCGCTGAAAGAATGGCGATGGCTCGCGGCGCGCGGGGCGGGGCTGAAGGCGGGGCGGCTGCAGGAATTGATGGCCGCATTCCCGGATGAGGAGAAAGCGCAATGAAAGATTTCGACAATGATTTGAACGCCGCCGGCGACGCGCTGCGCAGCCTGGCTGAAGGGCCGGGCGTGCAGGCGGCTGAGGCGTTGGAGGCCGCTTTCGGGCGGGCCGGGCAGAGCATCGAGACAGCGCTGGGACAGGCTGCCCGGTCGGGCGAACTGGATTTCGAACGCATGGCCGAGAGCATCCTGAAAGATCTGGCGCGCGTCGCCGCCGAAAGCGTTGCGGCGATGGCAGGCGCGCAGAGTGGCGCGCAGCAGGCGGTCACGCTGAACATGAATTATGCGCCGGGGGCGGAGCCTTCCGGGCGCGAGAGCGAGGCGGCAATGGGCGCGATGCTGGCGCGGCTCGTGGCGGGCGGAGGGCGGTTCCTGTGAGCCTGGCGAATTTCCATGAGGTGCGTTTCCCGGTGCCGCTGGCACTGGCAGCGACAGGCGGGCCGGAACGGCGCACGGACGTGGTGACACTGGCGAGCGGGGCCGAGGCGCGCAATGCGGTCTGGGCAGGCTCGCGGCGGCGCTGGGATGTTGGCAGCGCGGCGCTGAAGCTGGACGCGCTGCAAGATCTGGTCGCTTTCTTCGAGGCGCGCGGCGGGCGGCTGCACGGGTTCCGGTTCCGGGACGCGCTGGATGACCGCTCGTGCGCTCTGGGCGAGATGCCTTCGGCCACAGATCAGGTGATTGGGGCGGGCGATGGCGCGGAGACGCGGTTCCAACTGGTGAAGGCGTATGGGGATTATGCGCGGCGTATATGGAAGCCAGTGGCGGGCAGCGTTCTGGTCGCGGTGAACGGCGTCGCAATTCCCTTCAGCGTGGACGAGACGAATGGCGAGGTCACGCTAAACAGCGCGCCGGAGCCGGGCGCCGTGGTGAGTGCGGGCTTCCGGTTCGATTGCCCGGTGCGGTTCGATACGGACCGGCTCGATATCACGCTGGAAGGTTTTGGCGCGGGCAAGGCGCTGCGCGTGCCGCTGATCGAGCTGGTGGGATAGGCGCCATGCGGATTATCGAACAGGAATTTGCGGAGCGACTGGCGAGCGGCACGGCGACAACGTGCCTCTGCTGGTGGCTGGAACGGGCGGACGGGTTTGTGTTGGCGGTGACCGAGCATGATCTGGCGCTGGAGGTGGACGGCATTCTCTACCAGCCCGGCGCGGCGCTGGAGGGGGCGAGCTTTGCGCAGACGGCGGATTTGCGCCCCGGCCATGCGGCGGCGGGTGGGGCGCTGGCGCATGAGGCGATCACGGAAGCGGACCTCGCGGCGGGCCTGTGGGATGGTGCGCGGGTCTCT